AGTCAGGTCGATTCGATAAGGCTTACTCAACTGATTGAAGATGTTAACTCTATTCAGAGTTCTATCCGTTATGCTTCGCGTACAGCAGGGGTTATTGTCGCTACGGCCCTCTTTGGGGCTTTCTTTATGCTTATTTCGTCCGGCGCTAATGTGATGTGAACGGACTAGAGTATAATCTCTAGCTTTCTACGGAATCCGCCATCAAGGCCTGCCGTATAGTTGAATGCGTGGACTGCGGAGTCTACCTGATCGTCGTGAACCTGACCCTCGGGAAAAGCCGAATGCTCGTCAATCCAATCGGTGTTCCACGACGCCATCTTTAGACGAACGTTGCCGTTTGCTGCGGCCGAAGACATTGGCTTAGCACGGACTTCTTTAGCTCCTGTGGCACGAACTCCTGTGAAGTCGAGACCTGGCAGGACGTAACGGGCGTACTGGTCCAGAAGGTTCTTACCAGCCGATCCAGGTTCTTGCTCCATACGGATCGGTACTTCAGGACCATCTTCGATAGCGGTCTGCCTGATTCGTCGCTCCACTTCGTCACCTTCTTCACGGAAGCGCACAACATCCATCACGTAGGCAATGCCTTCGTGGAATGCCATCAACGTGCCCACCGACCAGTCAGGGTCAGGGTTACTGTGGGAGGGCTTTGTCGCTGCTAGATCCCAGAAGCGCACCCAACGGGTGTCTTTGTTGAAGTCGGGCAATTCGTTGTCTTCGAGAATCGTGAAGTTTTCACGGGGGAACATCGAACCGAGGCTAGACGCCCACCAGTCACCGAACTCCAAACGCTTGCGTTCAACAGGGTCTAGTTCTTGCAGTGTCTCACGGTATGATTCCACGTTGATTCCTGGGTTGTCTTCTAGAGACGAAGGGATAAACAATCGACCCTTTTCTTGCCCTTCAACGATGAATCGCTGACGAACCCAGTTTGGTGCAGGGTTGGTCGTGGCGCGCATTCGCAACGGAATCTGGGACAAGGGGCCGGTTGCGGGCTGACGCAGACGGGAGAAAAGGTATAGATAGTCGTCTTGCCGGATTTCGGTGACCTCATCGAAGCCACAGAACTGGAATTCAGAACCCTTGTAGCGAAGCTTGTCGTTGATGTTGTTGAGGTAGCCGAAGGTGACACGGGCGCCAGATGGAAACGTGGCGGTGTAGCTGTTGTTGTTCCACGTAACTTCGGGGTACTCAGACATCCAGTCTTTGAATCGGTCCATAAGGGCGCCGGGAAGGGCAAGGTCGGAATATGTTCTACGGAACATGATTGCCGAGTAGCCGGGCACATCGACGTATTGGAGTGCTGCCATAATAAGGGCGCTGGACTTACCACCACCGGCTGCACCACCAAACAAAACTTCTCGTTGTTTTGTCATAAGGAACAGCTTTTGCTTAAGAGATGGGGTTTCAAGCCAGTAATCGCTTGGCCTGGGAGCCAAATGATCGTAGATTTTTTGCCAATCTGGGGGCTGTTGCATGATTTCCTCGGTTGTTGACGTTCGGCCGTTATATACCATACAATAGATGTATGATGATGAACTGGCTCGTCAGGGTAATGACTTCTGTGGCTGCACCGTTTGTTTCGGTGCTCCTTGGTATTATCCTAGTTGGTGCGGGCCTTAGTTTGTGGGTTCATCCCGGTCTTGGGATGGCATCGGCTGGTATTTTGCTGGTCGTTCTTGGTAAGCTTCTTGGAGATGATTAATGGCTTGGAATAGCAAGGCATATAACTTGACAAATGTCCAGCCTCTTCAAGAGAAGAAGGTTCCTTTGGGCGCTCCCGCCGCTGTAGTGAATCGCACGGGCTACGGTACTGTCGATCGTGGTTACAGAGATGGGTGGGACAGCGAGCGCGCTTACTCGGAGGCCATGTCTAAGGTCACGTGGGTTTATCGCGCGATTGATGCTATTGCTTCCAATCAGGCTAAGCTTCCGATGATTCTTCGCTCTGACAACCGACGTGACGGCGCTATTGTCACTGAGCACCCTCTACTCAGTCTGGTAAATAACCAGTCTAACATGGGTGAGGACGCATATAACTTCCGTTATCGACTTTCCACGCAGCTTGCTCTAAGTACCCGTGGCGTGTTTATCGAGGTTATCCGTGATGGGTCTGGCTCTCCGTTGGCGCTTCAGCTTTTGCCGCCGCAGAGCACTGCTCCGGTACCCGACCCCAAAAAGTTTGTCAAGTATTTCGAGGTTAAGCTGACCGATCACAAGACCGTTAAGCTTCCAAAAGAAGATGTGATCTGGATTCGACGCGCTCACCCGCTCGACCCGTACTTGTCTATGACTCCGTTGGAGCCTGCTGGCATCGCTATTGAAATCGAGATGTTGGCTAAGATGTACAACCGAAGCTTCCTTCAGAATGACGGCCGCCCTGGCGGTCTTTTGGTTGTTCGTTCGGAGATCAGCGACGAAGACAAGATGGAACTACAGAGTCGCTTCCGTGGCAACATTGCCCGTGCTGGCGCTGTCGGCGTTATCTCGTCTGACGACGGCGCTGACTTTGTTGACACAGCTACCTCTCCTCGTGATGCCAACTATCAGGCGATGCGTGAGATCACAAAGGAAGAGATCCTCGCTGCGTTCGGTGTACCCGAGTCGATTATCGGTAACTCCTCCGGTCGTACGTTCGCTAACGCTGCCGAAGAGGGCAAGGTGTTCTGGCGTGAGACGATGCAGCCACATATGGAGCTTATTGCCCGTCCGCTGTCCATGCTTTCCCACGACCACGTGTTCGAGTTTGACACGAGCACGGTTCCCGTTTTGGTGCTAGCCAAGCAAGAGACAGCGATGTTCGCTATGCAAGAGTACCAGGCTGGTCTTATTAGCGTCAATGAGTACCGTGAGAATGTCGGTTTGAAAAAGGTTGAGTCTGATCTTGCCGATTCGTTGTTGTCTAACCCGAACCTTACTCCGCTGGCTAATACTGAAAAGCCGATGAATCAGGGCGGCGCCCCTGGGGCTCCCGGTGCTCCTGGCGCCCCTGGCGCAGGGCCTATCAACGATCAAAGCAGTATTCAGCAGCAAGTTACGGAATTTAACCCCGCTACTGGCCAGTTCGAAGCGCTGTCTCAAGGAACTCAAAGCGTTGAGCTTGCTGCCGCTGATGTTCCCGGTGACGTTGATGAATCAACTGAGTTGACCGGCGAGTCTGTTGTTCCAGGGTCCTAGCCATGGACTGGGATATCGAGACTAAAGACGGTTTCGTTCCCGACGCTGTCGAGGCGAGGATTGATCAGGTTTATAACCAGTTCTTGGATCAGCTTGAAACCGATATGGTGAAGGCAGTTGATGATGCGGCGCCCGCTTTGCTTGTTGGCGCTGGCGCTGCTGGCCTATTTGTGCCATTGGCTGTAGCTAAGACAAACTTCCGTGCTGTTGTTATTCGTGGGGCTGAGGATGCTGCTATTGCAGGTGCTGAATCCGAGGGGGTCGAAGACTTTCCAATCACTGAAGCCCGAATTGCAGCCGATCAGGCTCTCACTCAGTCTGAGGCGTCTGTTGCTACAACTTATGGTTTGATTAACACTGAGATCGAGAAAGCCGGTGATTTGCTGGGTGATGATGTTGATGTGGCTGCTAAGATTGTCGTGCTAAAGATGCTCCTGCGTAAAGTGTTTGGTCGGCGTCGCCGCAACTCGATGTCTACATCTACGTTTATTGCTACGGCGTCGTTTAATGCTGGTGTGCTGGTAGCGGGAGCGCTTTTGGGTAAAACCAAAAAGACTTGGTACACCTCCAGAGACGAGCGCGTCCGCGGCACCCACGCTGCGTTGCATGGGCAGACGTTGGACTTGTTTGAATCCTACGATACTCCTTCTGGGCCGTTGCGTTTTCCTGGCGATCCGTTGGCATTGCCTGGCGAAACGATTAATTGTCGTTGCAGGTTGCGTCTATCGTAGTTTATTGAAAAGGGAGAGAATAGTTTATTGAAACTACCCCTGTTCTGCTAAATTGCTTGGGATAGAATAACTGTAGTTAGTTCGCCGCTAGCCAAGCTAGCCATTCCAAAAGGACCTATTCTGATGGACATCAGTGAAGAGTTGAATCTGCGTACGGGCACCAAGGGCGCTCAGATCCTGAATGAAGCCGAAGGTATTGTTGAGGCTTTTGTTTCCGGTATTGGCAACAAGGACAGTGTGGGCGATATTGTCGAGCCTGGGGCTTTCCAGAAGTCTCTGGAACGTCGCCATCCTCGCGTGATCTGGTCACATGATTGGAACTTGCCTGTCGGTAAGGTTCTGGAGATCTACGAGGTTAGTCCTGACGATCCTCGTCTGCCCGCCAAGATGAAGAAGGCTCGCATTGGCGGCCTTTATGCCAAGGTTCAGTTCAACCTGCTCAGCGAGAAGGGTCGTGAGGCTTTTGCCTCCGTTGCTTTCTTCGGCAAGGATCAAGAATGGTCGATCGGTTACAAGACCCTCCGTTCCAAGTTCGACCCAATGGTGAAGGCTAACCGTCTTCAGGAAGTCGAACTGTTTGAAGTTTCTCCTGTTCTCCACGGCGCCAACCAGCTTACTGGTACCGTTTCTGTTAAGACCGGTGAAGAGCTTGTTGATGAAAAGGGCGGTATGGGCGGTATGGCTCCGTCTGTCCTGGTTCCGATCATGGACGATGACGACGAAAAGTATGGTGCCCCGTACCGCTCTCCCGCTATGGATATGGACGAGGAGAAGCCTTACCACTCCGGCATGGATGAAGAAAAGCCTTACCATCACTCTGATGATGACGATGATGAAGAGAAGGGGCACATGGCCAGCATGATCCCTGCCATGCTTTCTCGAATGATGGGTAATGCTGAGATTACTGTTCTTATGAAGGACAGTGACAAGATCGTGTTCCGTGCTGGCGACAAGACTTACATGATGCAGCTTGCTAAGGTTAACGGCCGCATGATGTTCTCGCTTCCGATGCCGGTCACTGTGAACGTGGAGCCCATGGTCATGACCCGCAAGGAAGAAGACGAGGAAGAAGAGGAGGCTGCTCCCGCCGCTGCTCCTACCCCCATGGGCAACCTTGTTGTCAAGGTGAATGACGACGTGGATCTCGCTGAGATTGATGCTCTCAAGGTTTTGAATGTCAAGGTCGACGGTAACGAGATTTACTTCTTGTCAACTGACGGCGAGGATGTTCTTAAGAAGATGGTCTCCGAGGCGTTGTTCTCGGCAGGCGTTAAGTCCGTCGAAGGCCGCAGGGTCTGAGGTTGACATCAAGTTAATGGTCCAATAGACTAGCTAAAAAGTCTTTATTTAGGAGTGATTATGTCCGAATTGAACGAAAGCATTGAAGCCCTGGAGGCTTTCTCTGCGCAGCTTATTGAGGCCGAGACCGATGTCAAGGCTGAAGATAGTGACGGCAAGTTGTCTTTTGAGTTTGACACTGCCAAGGAAGCTGAGATGATGGCTGAGAAGATTGGCTGCACCGGCTCCCACGAGGGCGCTGAGGGCACCTACATCCCGTGTTCTACCGAAGAGCGGTTCCAGGCTATCCTTGCCGCCGAGAAGGGTGTTGAGGATGACGACGTTGAGATCAAGGAAGTTGATCGTGACGACGCTGCTGGTACTCGCTCAATGATCGAGGGTATCATTGACCTTGCCAACTCTGATGAGGAGCCCGCTAAGGCTGCTGCCGCTAAGATGGAGTTCGACTCCGAGGAAGAGGCTGTTCTTGCTGCTGAGGTCCTGAAGTGCTCTGGCGTTCACTCTCACTCCGAAGGCAAGTTCATGCCGTGCGAGACCCATGAGTCTCTTGTTGCGGCTATTGCTGGTTTCGAGGCTCCGTCTGAGCCGATGGACATGAACCCTGAGAAGTCCGAGGACGAGGCTGAACTTGAGATCAAGTCTGAAGAGGCTGAGGAAGAAGTTGACGAAGAGCTTGTCGAGGATGAGGCTGAGGTCGAAGAAGATGTTGAAGCTGCTGAGGCTGCTGACGCCGAGACCGCCGAGTTCGTTGAGGAAGAGGAAGAGGCTGCTGAAGAGAAGTCTGCGGAGGACTTGCTCGAAATGATGGAAGTCAAGACCGAGGTTGAGACCGAGGTTGAGACCGAAGTTGAGGTTAAGTCCGAAGAACTCATGGAAATGATGGAGCCTGTTGAGGAAGAAGAGATCTCTGAGATCGCTGCTATCGAGGCACTCGCTGTGAAGTCTGCTGGTGAAGGCGCTGAGGTTATTAACTCTGGCTTCTCTCCTGCGGATAACACTTACGTCATCGACGTTAAGACTGCCGACGATACGATCCGGGAGTACTTCTACAGCGGAGACGGCGTCGAGAAGGGTTACCTTGTCGTTGAGGCCGCTGGCTCTTCGGAGGAGTTTATTTCGGAAGAGAAGGCCGCTGAGATTGCTGTTCAGTATAAGTCGGGCGAAGTCGTTTCGATCGAGCCGGGTCTGATTCTCGGTAACGACGCTTTCGTTGTAGAAATTGACGAAGTCGAAGGCAAGTCCTACGATGTATTCGTTTCTCTGAAGGGCGAGATTCTTGGTCATGACGAGTACGAGATGTCAGCTAGCCACGATGAGGAAGAGCTTGCTGAGATCAAGGCGCTTGAGGCTGAGCTTGACATTAAGCGAATGTATGGTCGTCAGAAGCGTGAAGAGCTTGCCGAGTCCGGCGAGGCCATGGAAGACGGTTCGTTCCCGATCGTGGACGAGGCTGATCTGAAGAATGCTATTCAGGCTCATGGCCGAGCAAAGGACATTGACGCTGCTAAGAAGCACATCGTAAAGCGTGCCAAGGCTCTTGGTCTTGAGGCTTTGATTCCTGCCGAGTGGGGCATGTCTCCCAAGGAAGAGGATGAGAAGGGTCTGGAGTCGGCCGAGGAGATTGACGAAAAGATCGCAGTCGCTGAGGTTGAGGGTGTCGTGGATACCGCTCTTGCAGATGCTGAGGTCGAGGTGGTTCCTGCTGCGACTGAGGCCACTGAAGAAGAGGCCGAGGCTATTGAAGCTCTTCAGTCTGACGATGACCTGCTGGCTGAGTTCGCTGACTTGATGCGCGACATCTGATTCGGGGAGACGCTGACATGATGCGTCCTTCCGATGCAGAGTCGAGAATCAGACTTGCATCCGAGCTGTCCGTTTACCTTAATTCTAAGGTAGACGGCAGCTCCACTCCTGCTGCTACCCCGGAAACCGGACTCGCTGGAAACAGCGACCCGGGCCGGGGTAGTGGTCTTGAGGCGATGGTAGCTGTTTCAGCTAATCATTTGCGTGCTGGGTTTGATCCCACGCCTTCTATTAATCGTTATGAGCCTGTTACTGATTCAAAGATTGAAGAGTATGGTATGGCTTTGCTTGATGGTGCTCCGATTGGGCAGGTGCCTGATAGTCATTTGATGGGGGCTTTGGAGTTTGCTTCTGAGCGTTTTGACAAGCAGGTGCTGGTTTCAAAAGGTGGTCGGGAACTGACAGTCCGTTACATTGACCGCCGTGATGGCGATAAGGCTTACTTTGTGTCTCACTCTCCTGCTGAGTGGGGCAGCCCGGATCAAGACTATTATTCGTTGATTGCTAACGAGGTCGCTTTCTTGCTTGGTCTTCCGGCTGCTTATATGCGTCCGGCTAACGCAGGTACTGATAGCGACACGCTTTTTGTTTTGACTCAGTCTATTCAGGATGCTGTCGTGGGTGATATGCGTGAGCTGGAGGCTGACGTTCAAGACGGTACTTATGATCCGGTCGCTACTTTTGAAGCGGATGATTCGTCGGGTGTTCCTGAGCATCTTCTTAGTAATGTTGCCACGATGGCTGTGTTTGATTGGGTGACTGGTATTAACCGTATCACTACTAACATGTTGGTTGTTGAGGACCGCAGCGGTAAGGCGCATTTGGTTCCGATTGACAACCGTCGAGCAATGTCAGATGTTGCTTCGGCCGAAGAAGGTTTTGGTAACGAGTTCATTAAGAAGTTGAAGTCTAGCGGTTATTTGGCTTTGATGGCTAACGAGGTTCAGGCACAGCGCGCATCGGTTGACGGCGCTGTCGATGCGGTAATGGATGCTATTCGACGTGCTAACAATATGGATTTTGATATGCTGGAACGTCGTTTTGATGAAAACATTATGAAGCTGTATGTGCCTAGCCCGGACAGTGCGGCTTATGTTATTTACGGTGGTTTCATTCCTGCTGTTCAAGACAGGGCAGAGTCTCTTGCGAGGTTCCAGCCGATGAGGGATAGGTTGACGTCTGCGATCCGGGAGATGGTGCTGTGAAGTACGCAAAGTTTGAAGGACCGATGTTTCAAGGCGTTGTGCCGTCACCTTTCGTTATTGTGTTCAAGAAAGGCGAGCTGCACGGTCACTATTTGGGCAAGCGCAATCTACCTGTCTTGGGATACATGAAAGCCGAGCTTGCTAAAGACCCAGAAGGGTTTGATTTCGAAAAGGCTGCTCACCGTGTTGGTGGAGTTTACTACAGAATTGGCGTTTACGACTTGACCCCTCAGGTTGAGGAGGCTCTTCATCGCATGTATCCAATCAAAGACACTCCTGAGAAGATGATTTCTTCTTCCCTAGAAACCGCTGCTAAATGGGCACGTGGTGCTCGTAAGATGGGGTAAACTATGGGTATGGACGAGTTCGCAAACGACGACGATTTCAATCTCAAAGAAGAGGTCGCTGCCCTTTTTGAGTTGTGGGACGATCCAGATTTCGCCGTCAAGGTGGGGCCTGAGATTGGTCCTAATGCTGACGCGCTGACGAGCCTGACTCGTGGTCGTGGCCCTCGTCGTGGTAATCTTGAGGACCTGTTGAAGTACTGGCGTCCTATTATGAAGAAGCCTGGCGGCTTCCGTCGTTGCGTTGTTATTCTTATGGATAAGCCAAAGTTTGGCGGTCAGCCTCAGCGTATCTGCGCTTGGCTTCACCACGAAATCACCGGTAAGTGGCCGAACGAAGGCAAGGGCAAGCGCGGTAAGGGTAAGGGTAAGCGTCGTGGGCCTCGCACTGGCAGTGTTCGTCGTGCTGGCCGCCGTTTGAAGACTGTTGACATTCTTCAAAGTGAGATTATGTTCATGCCTCTAGATGGTTCGCAAGAGATGGTTGATTTTAAGGTTAAGCGTGGTTCGGTTATCCCTAATGTCATTACTACTCCTCGCTCGCTGGGTCCGGTAGGTACGGCTGCGACCGGTGTTTTTTCGTTCGCTCTGCCTGGCGACTTGAGCGATATTCGCAGCCCAGTTCGTTCCGCTATTTTCGAAGCTTTGACTCCGGGCCTTCCATCCGTTGGTGGGCGTCGTGGTATTGGCCGTCGTGGCGGTGGCGCTCGTAACAAGTTCCGTTGCCCTCCAGGTTTCCAGGCTGGCGGTACGTTCACGAACTCTAACTTCTCCACGTGTGGTCTGCGCGTATTGGGCATTCCTATGTCTGGTCCAGGTTCGTTTAAGGATTTCGAAATTATTCGTTCGTTGGCTGATGATGCAGATCTACGTCGTTCGATTGGCGATCTTCGCACGAATCGCAATTCTCGTGCGATTATCGAAAACTCTCAAATCCCTGCCGCTCCGAAAGAAGTCTCCATCGGTAAGCGTCAGTCGTCCATTGATTTGGTCGTGTCTTTGATTGATGCCGACCCGAACCTTGACCTAGGTCGTCGTTTCGTTCGTCGTGACGGCGTAATTCTTGACATTGTTCTACCAAACAATACTATTGCGGGTCTTGGTGAGTTTGACGACATGAATGACGGTGTTATTGTGTTGAACGAGAACCTTCGCAAGGAAGGTCAGATTGGTCAGGATCTTGTCCCTGTCATGGTGACCGGTCTTCGAGCCATCGTTTTCCATGTCCCGGGCCAAGGCACCATGTCGCTTCGTCGTGTCGGGGGCGACATGACTGATGATGAGCGCAACGGTTTGGCTGCTGCCTGGGCTGCTGCTTTGACTTCTAGCCAGCGTCGGCCTGATGACCCGACTGCCGCGCTTCGCAACTTTGTTGAGAACAGCGACGGCCGGTATGTTCTGGACGAGAACATCTCGTCTGGCGGTGCGGGCGAAGACGCTGAGACGGAGTTTAACCGTGAACTGATCGTGGTTGAGAACAACGCTGGCGCTAAGATCACTGTCCCACGTTGGGTGTATGAGTTGTATCTGAGTCGTGAAGCTCCTCGTCGCGAAGAAGGCGATACGATTTACTCTCTTGTTGAGGATGCGACAAAGATGGATGAGCTTTCTCGTTTTTCTGTCGTGAAGCATGACGTGGTGCCGGACGCTACGTTTGATCGCCACGGCTGGTCTGATGCTGCTGAACGTGTTGCCTGGTTTAATCAGGTGAAGGGTCTTGGAGGAAAAGCGGGTCGTGCGATCCCTGATCC